GCAGGAGCTGATGGAACTGCTAATACTGGTGGTGGCGGTGGTGGTGGCGGTGGAGATTTTTCTGGCGGTAGAAACGGTGGATCTGGTGTTGTATTGATTCATTATCCAAATGCAATAACAGCAAGTGCGTCACCTGGTAGTAATACTATTGCGTGTGCACCTGGTTGTAATAAAATTGCAACATTTACAGTATCAGGTTGTTTTGTAGTTAGTTAATTTATGAAAAATGTGGTGGAAATTCTAGACAATAAAGTCTCCAAATCTTTACAAAATAAAATTGAAAAGTATTTGTTACACGATAATTTTGCTTGGTATTATCAAGATCAATCTTTAGATAAATCAACTCCTAAAAAATATAAAAATAAAACTAAAAACTCATTTGATGATTTTCAATTTTTCCATACCTTTGTAAATCAAGGTAAAATTAATTCTCCACACATTAATATAATTATAGATTTGTTAAAAGAATTAAAAATGGAAACTGCAAAAATATTAAGGTGTAAAGCCAATTTAAAATTTAAAACAAAAACTACAAAAAAACATAATGTTTTTCATGTTGATCTTCCTTATAAACATAGGGTTATGATGTATTATGTTAATGATAGTGATGGAGATACTTATTTTAAAATAGGAAAAACAAATAAAAAAATAAGTCCTAAAAAAGGTAGGGTATTATTATTTAATGGTAACATAATGCATGCCGCTAATCATCCTAGAAAAACAAAGAAAAGGTTGATTATAAATTTTGATATGGTATAGAGAGATATAAAGATATATGAACCTAACAAATTATTATTGGTATTTTCAATCAGCAATTCCTCACAGAATTTGTGATGACATTGTAAAGTATGGTCATCAAATGCAAGAACAAATGGCAGTTACTGGTGGTTATGGTAATAAAAAATTAAATCAAAAACAAATTAAAGATTTAAAAAAGAAAAGAGATTCTAATATTGTTTGGATGAATGATAGATGGGTTTATAAAGAAATACAACCTTATGTTCATCAAGCAAATGCTAGTGCTGGTTGGAATTTTAATTGGGATTTTTCAGAAAGCTGTCAGTTTACAAAATATAAAAAAGGACAGTATTATGATTGGCATTGCGATAGTTGGGATAAACCCTATCAAAGAGAAGCTAATGATCCATCGCATGGTAAAATTAGAAAACTATCTGTGACCGTAACTTTATCAAATCCAAAAGATTACAAAGGTGGTGAATTAGAATTTGATTTTAGAGATTTAGATCCCGACAAACCTAGAAAACCAGTTAAATGTAAAGAAATATTACCTAAAGGATCTTTAGTTGTATTCCCTTCATTTGTGTGGCATAGAGTATGTCCAGTAAAAAGCGGTGAAAGAAATAGTTTAGTAATATGGAACTTAGGATATCCATTTCAATAAAGGAGAAATATGAAAAAGAAAAAAGTTAAAGCTAAAAAACAAAAAGTAAAAAAAGAAATAATTAGTTATCCAAAACAATTACAATTAGAAGAATATTTTAAATGTCCTATATGGTTTGCCGATGAACCTAAGTTTGTAGATAGTTTAAATAAAGCATCGGACAAATATATTGAAGCATCAAAGAAAACATTAAAACCAGCTATTGAAGAACGTAATAAAAAATTTGGTTATAAAGGCGATATGGGTCATGTATTTCATTCTACATCATTGATAGGAGATTCTAATTTTAAAGAATTACAAGGTTACATAGGTGCAACTGCACACAACTTATTAAATGAAATGGGTTTTGATTTAACAGATTATCAAGTATTTACTACAGAGTTATGGGTACAAGAATTTGCAAAAAAAGGTGGAGGACACCATACTTTGCATACACATTGGAATGGTCACATATCTGGTTTTTATTTTTTAAAAGCAGATGAAAGCACATCTTTACCTTTGTTTGAAGATCCAAGACCGGGTAATGTTATGAATCTTTTACCAGAAAAAGACAAAACAAAATTAACTCATGCTAGTTCTCAAATAAATTATCAAGTTAAACCAGGTAGAATGATATTCTTTCCATCATACTTACCACATCAATACATTGTAGATATGGGGTATAGCCCATTTAGATTTATACATTGGAACTGCCAAGCAATACCAAAAGGAGTATTAAATGTCGTTCAAAAATAATAAATACACAGTATTAAAAAAAGCTATTTCTCCTGAATTAGCAGAGTTTGTTTATAAATATTTTTTAAATAAAAGAAATGTTGCAAGATTTTTATTTGATCAAAAATATATATCTCCATTTACAGAATATTTTGGTGTATGGAACGATTCTCAAGTTCCTAATACTTATTCACACTATAGTGACACTGCAATGGAAACATTATTAATGGAAGTAAAACCAGTAATGGAAAAACACACTGGACTTAAATTAAGTCCTACATATTCCTATTCAAGAATTTATAAGCAAGGAGATATATTAGCAAGACATAGTGATAGATATTCATGTGAAGTATCTACAACATTAAATTTAGGTGGCGACCCATGGCCTATCTATCTTGATCCTACAGGTAAAACAGGTCAAGCAGGTATAAAAGTAGATTTAAAACCAGGTGATATGTTAATTTATTCTGGTTGTGATTTAGAACATTGGCGAGAAGAATTTACTGGCAAAGATTGTGGACAAGTATTTTTACATTACAATAAAGCTAATTCAAAAACTGCTAAAGAAAATTATTTAGATAAACGACCTTTACTAGGATTACCTGCTTGGTTTAAAGGCGTTAAGTTGACAAAATCTTAAAAATAGTCTATACATTAGACTTGCAGGGGGATGATCCACCACAGATTCCCTCTGCTTAAAACCTATTGAAATCACTCACAATCTGATATAACACCTAGTAAACAGGTTTTAATATATGCTACAGAAACTAGGATTTTTACCCGGATTCAATAAACAAGTTACACCCACAGGAGCTGAATCACAGTGGACTGATGGGCAAAATGTACGTTTTAGATATGGTACTCCTGAAAAAATAGGTGGTTGGAATCAATTAGGAGAGTCCAAGTTAACTGGTGTAGCAAGAAAACTTCATCATTTTGTTAATTCAGCGTCAACTAAATTTGCTGCTATAGGTACAAATAGAATATTATATGCATATTCTGGAGGTGTATTTTATGACATACACCCTTTAGTTAATCCATCAGGCACAGCTCTTACAAATTGTTTTAGTACCTCTAATGGAGATCCAACAGTAACTATAACTTTTTCAGGAACTACTACTTTTCAAGCAGGAGACATTATATTGTTCGGTGATGCTTCTACATTTTCATCTATAACAAATTCTAATTTTGGAGCAGCAGATTTTGCTGACAAAAAATTTATGGTAACAAGTGTACCAACAAGTTCTAGTATTACAATTACAATGCCTAGTAATGAAACAGGAAGTGGTGCTACTTTATCTGGAGGTATAACTTTTTTTCAATATTATCATGTAGGACCAGCTGAACAATTAGGAGCTTTTGGTTGGGGTATATCATTATGGGGTGGAAACATATTAGGTGCAGCTACAACAACTTTAGATGGAGCCATTACAGGTACAAGTGGTGGTAATAATAGTTCGGCGACAGAAATAACATTAACTAGTGTTACAGGTTTTCCTTCAACAGGAACTAATTTTGTTCAAATAGATTCAGAAGAAATATCTTACACTGGAATTAGTGGCACTAAATTAACAGGTATTAGTAGAGCAGCTAGAGGAACTACGGCTACCACTCACTCTAATGGAGCAACGGTTACAAATACATCACAATTTACAGGATGGGGCTCACCAGCAGCCAACACAGATAAAGTTACTGATCCTGGTTTATGGGCTCTTGATAATTTAGGAGCTAAACTTATTGCACTAATTGTAGGTGGTTCAGCATTTGAATGGGATGGTGATGCAGCTAACGCTACATCAACAAGAGCAACACTTATTGCAGGTGCACCAACAGCGTCACGTGATATGTTAGTATCTACAACTGACAGACACTTAATATTTTTTGGAACTGAAAGAACTATTGGAGATACAACAACTCAAGATGACATGTTTATTAGATTCTCGTCTCAAGAAAATATAAACGATTATACACCTACAGCAATTAATAGTGCCGGTACACAAAGACTGGCCGACGGATCACGGATCATTGGAGCAACAGTTGGTAGAAATGCAATCTATGTTTGGACAGACACAGCTTTATTTACCATGCGTTTTGTAGGTACACCTTTTACCTTTGCATTTGAACAAGTAGGAACTAACTGTGGTTTAATAGGTATGAATGCAGCTGTTGAAGTTGATGGTGCTGCATATTGGATGTCTGACAATGGTTTTTTTAGATATACCGGTAAACTAGAATCTATGGATTGTTTAGTAGAAGACTTTGTTTATGATGATTTAAACACAACATCTAATCAATTAATATATTGTGGTATTAATAATTTGTTTGGTGAAGTTGTTTGGTTTTATCCAACATCTACATCTAATGTAAATAACAGAGCAGTTTTTTATAGTTATTTAGATTCGACATCTAAACGTCCTATATGGTTTACAAACGATAGCACTCTTTTTACAAGAAGCACTTGGGAAGATTCTGCTGTGTTTGGATTACCACATGGTACAAAATATAATGCAGACGATGATAATTCATTTGATGTTACTGGTAACACTGATGGTACAACCATATACTTTGAACATGAAACAGGTGTTAATCAATTAGAAGCTGGAGCTGTTACAACAGCTATTCCTGCTGATATTACTTCTGGAGATTATGATATTACACAAAAAGTTGTTAGAGGAGCTGCAACTAATTTAGGAGATCTTAGAGGTGATGGTGAAAATATTATGAGAGTCAGTAGAATTATACCTGACTTTATTGCTCAACAAGGTAACACAGTTGTGCAATTAGATTTAAGAAACTATCCTAATAACACAGCAGCTAGTTCATCTTTAGGACCATTTACTATTACATCATCTACAACAAAAGTAGACACACGAGCAAGAGCAAGAGCTGTAGCTCTTACAATAAAAAATACTGCTGTGGATACTAGTTGGAAGTTAGGAACTTTTAGATTAGATATACATGCTGGAGGAAGACGATAATGGAACAATTAGTAATGGCAATAGCACTACCTTTAGCAAAACAATATGGTATGAACAAAGCTTTAGAAATAGCTTACGAAAGATTAGGTATAAATGCTCCACAAAATATAGACATACTTACCGGTGGTGGAATTAACCAAGCTTTTAGTCCAAGTAGTTTAGGAAACATGGCTAAAAGAGCAGGGTTAAATTTAGGAATTAGATCTCTAGCTGGTAAAGGAGTTGGAGCCTTAGGTCCATTAGCTTTAATTGGTGGTATAGCATTTTTAGGAAATAAATATAGAAAACAACTTACAGGGTACGATACACAAGCTGCTTATGAAGCTGCTAGAGAACAAAGAAGAGCAGATAAAAGATTAGATAGAATTACAGATAGAATTATTGGTGGAAAAAATTACGGAAACTATGAAGATGCTTTAAAGAAAAGTGGTGCGGGTGCTGTAGAGATTGATGGCACAATTTATTCAGGAGCAGATTATCAAGGTGATAGTGGTGGAGGTGGTAATTTTGCTTCTCAAAATACAGGCACTAATGAAAATTTTTCTAATAAAACAGGTAGAGGTAGAACAGGTTATGGTAAAGGAGGCATTGCAAGTTTATAATGGCTAAAATAATACAATCATTAACTAGAGCAAGCGCAGAATATGAAGAAGACGTAGCACAATCACTTGTGCGAGATTTAGATGCTGTATTAGAAAAATTAAATACAACATTTCAAGAAGAATTAAAACAGGAGATAGAAG